CAGCTTGTGCTTGTACCTTGGTCGTTTTGAACAACACAAACGGTAGAAGCAGCAGTGCCAGAAACGGATATAATTTTAAGCCAGTCATTATCTTGTGTGCTTAATTGTGAAATATTAAAAGTTCTTGAGCCACCTGTATGATCAAGATAGAAATATCCACCTGCCGAAGCTGTAACTCCAGTTCCAGTATAAGTTACTGTGTTATCAGAACCATCTATATCCATATAGTTAGTAGCACCGTCTATATTAATATTTGATGTAACTGTATTATTCGATCCATTTATAATCCAATCTAAATCAAGAGAAGCTGCTAATGCTGTTGTGCCTTGATTTAGTGTAAAAGTATTACCACTACCTGTTACATCTACATACTGATTAGAACCATCTGCACTATAAGTATCTGTAGGATCAACTTGTATAGTAAATGAATTAGTACCACCATCAAACTCATAAAAGCCAGTAAAGTTGTCAGCAAATATATCACCTAAAAATTTATTAGTTGCACCTATCATATTGATGTCAAGCGTCATACTGTTACCATCTAAATCAAACGGGTTTAAGCTACCTGACGTACTATTTAAACCACCAATAATATTAGAGATACCTAGTTGTTCTAAGTCTATATTAGCTCCAGTACCAGATTGATCTACATATATTTCATTATCAGCCGCGTATGCTGTCGGCACACTCATCATTACAATTAGGCTTATTAATTTTAATGTCTTCATTATTTAATTCTACTCCTTGGTTATCATTTTGTAAAACCCAGAAACCACGATCATAACCAGTATTTATGATTTCTAGCACACCTCCTTCTATAGCTTTCATCAAAGCTATCGTTGATGATTCATTTCTTGCGTTGCCTAGTTCTATTTCTACTAGCTCGCTTTCAGCTTCAACAAATCTAAATACGTCTTCAGATTTGCCATAACTAAATATTGTTTTTTGACTTAGGACCTCTAACAAAACTTCTCCTGTTGCAACTGATACCATACGCATACTTATCGTTATGTTGTCCTCTCTATACATGACGCTTTTGCCTATACCTAAATACCTAGCACCTGCTCCACCACTTTCTAAATTTACCTCGTAAGATATAACAGCACCCTCAATTAAAATACCAGCAAATAATAAAGGTCTTAGTGCTTTCTTTTTTTCTTCTTCGTTAGTTGATTGTTCTCTTGCTGACCTTATAAGCTGTCTTTCTTTGGTAAGATTATCTAACCCCACCCTTTCTACAACTCTAAAAAACTTACCATCTCCTGCGTGTTTTAAAGCTCTTATAAGTAGTGCATTAGGTTGTTGTGTTATAGCTGTGCTAAATAAAGCAAACTCACTGTTGCTTTTTCGCTGCCCTGTTTGATCTGTAAATGAAGTGGGGTATACAGCCACTACAGGACTAACTACTGGTATAGGCACATTTTTAAGCTCTGCTGATTGCAAATCTTGAATTGTTGCTATGTCTTTAGAAAACCTTTGTTCGTATGTATCTTCAAATTGATCAAATATAGAACAACTAGAAAGTAAAAGTACCAATAGGTATGACAATCTCGGTAACTGTTCCATCCGCCTCTGTAATTTTAAGGGTTAAAGTTACACCATCACTTGTATATTCAATAGTATTGCCTTCCAAAGTGATGACACCTTCGCTTTGCGGTGTTTCTCCGAATAAGTTATTTACTAACTGTCTTGATAATTCTGCGTAAACCCTAGACTCAAGATTACGCATAAATCTAGCCAGAGTAGAATTTTCTTTATCTCTTTTAATCTCATCTTGTAATGCTTTTATTTCTTCTTTGATTGTAAGCTTACGAGTATATTGTTGGTTTTCTATGGTTAGGTAATGACTTGATGTGCCTATGCCATTAAAACTTGGCGACTTAAATTTATGAACTATCTGATCTGCTTTTATATTTATTGCTATAATACTAATTAATAATAAAAATCCTATAAAACATACTGCATATAAAATTCTAAGCTTTTCTATTTCTTCTGCTTGTATTTGTTTTTTAGTCTTTTCTTTGATCATCCCTATCTGCCTTTGCTATTTTGTTGCTATTTATAAGTTGTGGAACTCCTAATATTGTTTTTATTAAAGTGTCCTGGCGTATAATCTCATTATCTAAGCTACGCACTCGGTCTATTAATGCTACTAAAATACCATGCTGTGAGTCAAGTTTTGTACCTAGCCTCTCTTCTATAGCAGCTATTTGACCCTCTACTTTTTCATCAACGGTATCAAGTTTTGTTTCCATACCGTCAACAATACGCATTATAAGTTTGTAAATAAACCACCCTAGTCCTAGAGCAGCTGCAATAGGAAAACCAACTTCTTGGATTAAAGTTACGACTGACTCCATTAATAGTCACCCCAAACTTTCTTTTTCTTGCCTCCGTCATACTCTACAGCATGTCCTTCTTTTATAAGCACCTGGCAAATATCTCTGCCGTCTTCTGTATAAGGTATGCCTAAGATACGACCATAT